TCAAAGGCTATTTAGTTTATCAATTACTTGTTGTTTGGCTCTTTTTGTTACATGGTTATAAATAGACAGAGTTGTGTTTGCATCAGAATGCCCTACACGCTCCATAATGGCTTTAAGAGGTACGCCTAATTCAGATAATAGTGAAACGTGGCTATGTCTGAATATATGTGAGGATAGACTTTTTTCTAATTCCAACTCTTCCTCTACTTTATGGAGTATAGCGTTAAATGAGTGCAGCGTAAGCGGAGTGCCACTTGTAGATATAAATATATATTGATCGGGATCTGTGGGTCTACCTGCAAGAATATTGTCAGCTATCACACTTTCAATCAATTCTTTTGCACGATTGGGTAATTGCACTTCACGTTGCGAATAAGTATTTTTTGGAGTTGTTTTTATAGCATTATCCATTTTCACAGATGTGTAATCTAAGGTCCCATTAATGGAAATTTTCCCATCCTCATAGTCCTTCATTTGCAAAGCTAGCAATTCCCCATATCTCAAACCAGTCAAATATAGAAATTCAGCTATTATGCCGTGTAGTTTTCTGCGAGGATTGGAATATAACTGTTTCAGTATTTGATCAATTTCTTCTTTCTCCAGATATTTTTTATCCATAGAAAGCTTTCTTTTTTCTTCTTCCACTTTTTTAGGATGGATTTTAACTGCTAGAGCAGGGTTTCTTTGAATGTATTTTCTATCAATTGCATAGTTTAGCATAACGGATAGAGTTGTTTTTGTTTGCTTTGTGTAGTTCAGTGAGAGATCACCAAAAGTGTACATATCTTCAATCATCTTATTAATGAGTGTCTCATCAATGTTTCTAACGATTGTATCATCGCTTATGTGCTTAGAAACATGTTTCATCATCATTGGAACCTTCAAATAGCTAGTACGTTTAACATGCTGCTTATAATATTCATACCATTCTTTATACAGCTCACCAAAAGTGATATCTGATTTATTGTAATTTTCGAGTGCTTCTTTAATTTTTTTATCTAGAATTTTCTGAGCTTTTTTCCACGCTTGTGGTGAATTACTTGTAAGTGTTGTAGATTTTTTTCGTGTTTTTTCTGTATAAGGATCTACATATCTTTCAATAAACTTGAATTGGCCATCTTTGGTTTGTTCAACCCACACTTTTAACATCTCCTATCATTTGCTATAATAGGCATAACAAATAGACCTATATAGGTTTGTTTTCTAAAAGCACGCTCTTACTCTGGACGGTGGGGCGTGTTTTTTATTTATTATACAGTTGCTTTAAAAATAGCTGCTTTTTCAAATGATACTAAAGGAGAGAAGTGGATTTCTATTTCTCCCTTTTGGTTTAACGTGAAATGAGCAGTTACATCCATTTGTTTTCCTGGAGCAACAGATCCCATTGTATTTTCGTTGGCATATGTCTCTGATTTTTTGTCATCTGGTCCATATACTTCCACATCTGTACCTACAGGGATATCTGAATCGCCATCATTTTTTACGGTATAAGTAATTTTTACTACTTGTGCAGGTTGGTTTTCTTCAAATTGATTTCTTTCATCAGTTAGTTCTACACTATTTAGTGTATATTCAGCATCACCAACTTTTACAGTGTCACCAATCTTATAGAAGGTATCGCTTTTTTCTTCTTTAGAAGATGAAGCAGAGGTTGAAGATTTAGTTACTTTTTCGCCACCATTATCACTTGCTTTATTACTATCTGATCCACCATTTAAAGCAGAACCAATAATTATAATTAAAATTACTGCTAATACCCAAAACCATACTTTTTTGTAAAAAGGTTTACTAACTTTATACATTTTTCCGTCTTGACCCATAACTTTTTTTGCCATTTAAATATTCCTCACTTCTTGTTATAATATATTTGCGATCTCAGAAATGAGGTATGAGTCCGTGTGCCAGCACGGGCTTTTTTAATGTTTTGCTGAAATCGGTTTTTTTAATAATTCTTGATGTATTCATACATATTGCCTTGCGTAAGAATATTTTTTCTTAAAATAGCATTGGCAGACAGCATAACAAGTGTATCTGAGCTTATTCTGAATAGAATAATATTCCATAAATTTTTCGAGGTTAAACTGAGATTCATCAGTCAGTTCGTTCTCAATATAGATATTTAATAAAATTAGAATAGCTATTTTATCTGCTTCTGTTTCAAATTTTGAGTGAAAAGTTGTAGAAGTATCGTACAAAACTGAAAATTCAAAATGAGAGGCGCTGAAATGTGCAAGTTCATGAGATAAATGAAAGGCTTCTGCAGTTTCGCCATATAGATTTTCATTCAAAAAAATGATTCTAGGCTTCGGATAATAGAAGCCAGGCTCTTTCATTTCCATGTAAACTACTTTCAAATTGTATTCGCTCAACATTTCTTTCAATTTCAAATACATACAACCCATCACTCCAACTATTCATTTTCCTCTAAAGCTTTAGCAATTGCAATCGCTTTACGCATTGTCTCCTTAGATATTTCTTTTCCATCAAAAGAAAAAACAGTATCGTTTTCTGATAAATCCACATGTTTAGGGGTTTCTTTTTCTTCGCGCCCCAGAAGATAGTCTACAGAGACATCGAAATAGTCAGCAATTTCTTGCAAACGTTCTGTAGAGGGGTTTGAGTTCTTAAGTCTATATAAGACGTTTTTACCATAGCCTAGGTCTTCTTCAACTTTATTTAATGATTTTCCCTGTTTTTTCGCTAACTCTTTTATTCTCTCAAACGTTATCATATCAATATTCCTTTCGTTCAAGAAAAAATATTTAACTTTATTTGTTAAAATTCGTTGACTATTTTAACAAAAGGTGTTAATATCATTCTTGTAAACAAGTTTAACAACTAAAAAGACAACAAAAAACACTATTGATTAATAAATGCCAACCGCCAAGAAAGCTTTTAAAATCAATGTTTATATGTCTTATTTAACTATGTTCTGATTTTAACACTGTATGTTAATTTAGTCAACGCAGTTTTTTAAAAAGTTGTTAAATTTGTTTACGAATATAAAAGAAAGGAGAGAAGAATATGGAAAAAACAGTCTCGGCAAAAATCGAAGATTTGAAATTAGACATACTGAAACAAGCAAAAGTGGCGATGGAACACGCGGTAGATAAAGAAGACTCTGCCATGGTTGCAGCCATAGCAGAGATTTTAGCTCACGTTTAGTCATCGTTTTTACGGTCTTCTGGAAGCTGACCATAGATAACAGCATAATGAATATCTAAATAAGCTTGAACAATTTCTTTTGGCGAAATTGATTCGCCTTTAGTAGATACTTGTGATTCGTGATTTAGCCATGCAACAACTAAATCCGCAGCGATTTCAAACGGCGTTACACTTTGTGTCAGTTGCCATAAAGAATTTCACAATATGTATGGTCGTGGTAATAATACCAAAGAGCAATTTGAGGAATTTATGGAAATTAAAAAATACAAAAAATCATTTATTAAAGGAGGCTAAACAATGAACAAGGAAATGAGCCAAACAATCAAGGTACAAAAAATGATAGATGATCTAACACATGGAATTGATAGCCAAGCCGATAAAATCATCAAGGAATTGCAAGGACAAAAAGTTAAGGATGCAAAAATGCTTCTCAAGACTATCAACTTTGAAATGAATCCAACAAAAAGAAAGCTCGCCGATGTGTTGGAAGAAAAGTTGGCTTCCGCTATCAACGAGCAAGAATTACTATTTGAAACCGATACTTTTAACAGCTGATGTTTTATAGATGACAGTTTCATCCGAATCTATATCATCGCCGAGAGAAAAGAATGTTGCTTTTGACAAAAAGCCGATAAGACCTACAAGCGGTCTTGATGTTGCAAGAGTAGATACCCCAATATCACCTTGCAAGGTATTCACGTAAATTTGAGAAGAATAGAACATTCCATCTTTTTCTTCGATATTTGACGCATCATCGTATCCAACGACCAAAGTATCGGCAAATATTTTGATTTTTTCTCCATCAAGCATAGTAATTACAAATTCTGGTTTCATAAATTTTCACCTCCTTAACAATTATTTCAGCCTGTCACACTGATAAGGAAATTATACCAAAGAAAGGAATGAGAAATATGAATACACCACAAATTTTTAATTTCGAGCAAAACGAAGTTCGAACTATTTTAGTAAATGATGAACCATATTTTGTAGGAAAAGATGTAGCAGACGTTCTAGGATATTCGAATCCGCAAAAAGCTATTCGAGATCATGTGGACTTGGAGGATAAGACGCAGAACGATTCGTTCACCGTCAATGGAACAGCAGTTGTTTTGATTAACGAGTCAGGCCTTTACAGTTTAATCTTAAAATCAAAACTTCCCTCTGCCAAAAAATTTAAACGTTGGGTAACGAGTGAAGTCCTTCCAACAATTAGAAAAACAGGTAGCTATTCAAACGTACCTCAAAGTTTTGCACAAGCATTGCGTTTAGCAGCGGATTTAGAAGAAAAGAACCAATTACTCGAACAACAAATTGCCGAGTACGAACCAAAGATTAGCTACTTAGATACGATTCTTTCATCGACAGATACGGTAGCTACTTCTCAAATTGCAGCTGATTACGGAATGTCGGCAATTGCTCTAAACAAATTGCTAAACGAGTTAGGTGTTCAGCATAAAGTTAGCGGACAATGGATACTTTACCGAAAACATATGAACCAAGGATACACAAAATCGCACACAAGTGAGATACCGAAAGCCGATGGCGGCACTAAAGTTGTAATGAATACCAAATGGACACAGAAAGGGCGAGTGTTTATTTACAACTTATTAATCGCAGAGGGCTATTACCCTCAAATGGATTTAGAGGAAATTGGTTAGAAAGGAGTTTTAGTATGACTGACATTGCAGAAATCACTCAACGAGATAGAGAAAAAATCAAAGAATATGTCGAAAGTTCAAAGTTCTTAACTTACACCATGCTTGCTGAAAGATTTGGAATTAGCAAAAGCTACTTATCTTTAATTTTAAACGGTAAAAAGACTTCTGCAGAAGCAAACAGAATTATAGATTCGATTATCACTATGTACGAATTGTAGAGGGAGGTAAAGTCGTTGGAAGATAAAATCATTCTTACAAAATCAGAGCTTCAAGAAATGTTAAACATCGAGTATGGAACGATAATTTTTAGGAGGGATAATAAGTGAAAAAACCAACACTTTCAGAGTTGATAGAAGCTGCTGAGAAGGCAGTAAAACCAGACGACTGGTACCGACAAAGTTTAATCTTGGAGAAGTTCCACGGCATGTCAAAAACTACTTTAGTTGAATACTGCAAGGAAATGGAAACAATTCCTGAATTTTCAGAAGGAATTGTTCGTCCAGGACATTCAACCACATTTATTCATTACCACACTTTTATTTGGTTTTTAAAATGGAAAGACGCAAATAAATATCGTGTAAAAATATTATCTCCTTCAGATGTTTTGAAGGAAGCAAGTTGATTATTTTCAGAGTAAAAAGTAAACAAAAATATTAGGAGGAAAATTTGATGAAGATTACAGTACCAGATGAATTGATAGCAGGTGAGTTGACAGAACAAATAGTAAGAAAGGTTTTAGATGCACTTGATGAACGACTGAAGGTAATGAACAAGTCAGTGGAGCTTCCTCCGTATCCAAACAAATCAGAGGTGAAAAAAATTTTAGGCATTGGTGATGACAAATTAACACATTGGATAAACCTAGGCTTAAAAACACAGCAGTGGAGCAAGTTAGACATCAGAATTGAACGATCGGAACTCCAAAGATTTTTGAAAGAAAACTTTGAGTTCTAAAGGCAAAGGAGAATGATTTTATGTCCTACACATTGCAACAAGAACATCAAATTCTCCGTTTGATTAAACAACGCAGGAAACAATTACAAGATGATCGTGAAGCGCTTAGAAAAGCCGATGAGCTATCAGATAGACAAGATGAACTAATTGCTTCTGAACTTGAGGATTTGAGAATGCTAGAAATAAAAAATAGGGAGATTAGATTATGAAGAAGACAGACACACTTTTTATAGGATTCATTTTGGGGTTATTAGTGATTGTAGCGCACCAAAGTATTATCGGGGGAAGTTTGTTCGCAGCATTGATGGTTTTAATCAATCTGCTTGATTCAAAAGAAAGGAGCAACTATGGCACGAGAAGAAGCGCTAAAAATCGGTAAATTGATTGCTGATAATTGGTGGGCAAATAGCCGTCCTATTATTTTAAGCAAGCAACACATCGAAAAGCAAAAAGCATGGAGGCTAAAAAAATGAACGAAAAACTGTTAGAACAAATTTTATTTGAACAAAAGAAAACAAATGAATTGCTCCAAGTTATCGCAAGTAACTCAGAGCAAAACCAATCCAATATTTCGTCGTACAGACCTGTCACTGTAGAAGAAAAATTTGATAATTGGGAATTATATGAAGACGAGTACAAAAATTAAAACGGCAAAGAGTCGTCTTCTATAGAAATGAGTGTATTTTCAGAATTATTATTGACTGGCGACACGCCTTCCCATCTAGTTTGCTTACGTCTTTTTCGTTCGGCTTCTTGCTCTAGTTTTTTCTGTTTCATAATAGCTAAGTTGTTTTTTTGAAAGGCTGACTCAGAAGCACCAAGAATAAGTTGTCCGTATGAATAGTTATCGTGTTCACTATTTTGAACGATAGACAGGATTCGCCAACCATAGTCTGTACAAGATAACCGTCAATGATGTTGTCGAAAAAAGAAACAAACTAACTTATCTGTCCTGGGCATGGGCGTGGGCAGAAGTCAGCAAAATCTGCGAAGAAGTAGATTACGAAATCTATCGTGATCCAGAAACACATCGTCCATACCTCTTTGATGAAAAAACAGGCTATATGGTTTTTACCAGTATCACAGTCAATGGAGTAAAGCGTGACATGTGGTTACCAGTCATGGATGGTGCAAACAAGGCGATGAAAGATGAGCCATATACCTACGAAGTCAATGATTATCAGTGGAATAACGAAACGAAGAAAAAAGAGATTGTTGGAAAAATCGAAAAGCGAGTTGAAGCAGCAACGATGTTTGATATCAACAAAACGATCATGCGCTGTCTTGTAAAAAATCTAGCAATGTTTGGGCTAGGGCTATATATATTTGCTGGCGAAGATATGCCAGAAGATGTCTCGATGCTTGAACCAGCTACTCAAAGAAGCAAAAAGCTATTCTTGGATGCTTTACAACTGGTTGCTAATAAGTACGAAAAATCAATTGATGAAGCAATTGTTGCATTGACTGATGCGGCTTCTATAACCGCTGATGACAGTAAATGGACCAAGAGAGACTTGGGCATTCTAAAACGAGGCGTTAATTGGATTGAAGATCAGTACAGAGAAGAAACAAAAGAGAAGTGATATGAGTGTTTAAACCATTAATCGATTCATATTCAGCGGTTCTGAAAAAGTTCAAAGGGAAAGACATAGGCGCAACCATCAATGAGGAAGTGAACATTGATCGACTAAAGACGATGTATGACGGCTACGATGGTGATCGAGTCATTGAAATTCGTTTTATTGATCCTAGACGTTTCACCGTACAGCAACGAAACTTCATCTATGCGCTGATAGGCGATATTTTTATCGATACAGGCATGCCAACGGACTTCTGGAAGGAATTCTTCTACTTTCGTTTTGAAGGTGTCACAGGGCGCAAAATAAGCCTGAAAGACGAATCGAATACAACTGTGAGTGATGCCAATGTCTTAGCAAATATCATCTTAGATTTCATCTTTGAACATCATATTCCTTTCAAAGAAGGCTATGAGATTTTACCTGCGAATCAAGAATATTACTTCTACAAATGCATCACAAAAAGAGTCTGCTGCATCTGTGGCAAAACAGGAGCTGACATCGATCACTTTGACAAAGCGCTAGGAAGACGAAAGCGCAAAGAAGTTGATCATGCAGAGTACACATTTGCAGCACTCTGCAGAATCCATCACACAGAGAAGCACAAAATAGGTGTGATTAATTTCAAAAATAAATATCAAATCAAAGGGATCAAATTAAACCAGAAAACAATCAAAAAGTTAAATATTGGAGGGTAAAAATGACAGAACATCGAAGTTATTATGCGATTATACCAGCCAACGTAAGGTACGACAAAAGACTTAAACCAAATACTAAGTTGTTATACGGAGAGATAACGGCCTTGTGTAATGAAAGAGGCTTTTGTTGGGCAGGCAATGAGTACTTTGCAGATTTATATGGTGTGAATAAAGAGACCATATCGCGATGGGTAAGTGATTTGATTAAGTTTGGATACTTGAATCGGGAAATCATTTACAAAGAGGGTACCAATCAAATAATCAATAGGTACCTACGAATTAATCAATACCCTATTGACGAAAAACGCAATACCCCTATTGACGAAAAAGTCAAAGATAATAATACATCTATTAATAATACATTTAATAATACAAAAGAATATATAAGAGAGTTACCGCCTTCGAAAAAATCGAAGGCTAAGCCCGTCCGTCATAAATACGGAGAGTATAAAAATGTTCTTTTGTCAGATGAGCAGATGGAGAAACTCAAAACAGAATTCCCTAATGATTACCAAGAGCGAATCGAACGACTGTCAGAGTATTGTGAATCATCTGGTAAGACTTATAAAAACTATTTGGCAACTATTCGAAGTTGGGCAAGGAAAGAAAAAAGTGAACCTAAGAACGCAAGCAGTGGATACAAGCGCACAGGAAGACGAGAGAAGCTTCCTGAATGGGCAATCGACCAAGAAGCCTATCTCAAGAAAAAAGCGCTAGAACGAGCTAATAGACAATCAAAAGCACCATTTTAAGAGGTGGAAAATTGAAAATCGATTATCTAGAACTAATTAATGAAATAGCGAATTATAAAACTGGCGAGGAAATAGACATCCTGAGAGACGTATATGATCAACTCGAAGAAGCTGGAATCGAAGGAATTAATAATGATCGTTCGAGTTGGAGTAAACTCAGATACTATTTCGCACTCTATATCGATACAACACAATTAAGAAATTTAGCTTATACAAAATTACTATTTGTTGATTGCATTAAAGGATTGCAAAAACATCTTAGTGAACTCGAGCGGGTGTAATCAGATGGACCTAAAGACATTTACAGCACAGATCGAACTAATGCATCAAGAAGCTTTAAGACAAAGCGCCTCGTACGAAGACAAGTGGCTCAACACGTTCCATGGTGGACGTGAGAGCGCACTTGATCAAGTACTCAAATTATTGAAAGGGGAACGTCGGGATGGATAAGAAAGCGGCAATGAAACGAATCATCGAACTGACACATTCTGAGAATTGGCAAGAAGACAAAGAAATAGTTACAGAAGTCCAAAAGCTCGGTAAATCAATGTGGACTGAAAAGCCCAAACGGAGAACGCCAAGAAAAATTGCAATCTGGCATGGTGATCGAATTCTAGTAACAGGTACTGCTGAACAGTTATCTGAAATTACTGGATTAAGCAAAAACATCATCTGGGATAGAGCTAGGAGCTTATGGATTGATTCAAAAGGACGACAGTTTAGGTATGTGGAGGAGAAATAATGGATCTCATTACACAATATAGTGATATCATCCTCAAGAAAATCATGATGAAGATTCAGAAAGACAAAAAATCAAAAGAACGAGCGGAATTAGTTAAGTTGGAAATGGCTGAAACAGGAGCAGGAGTGCGAAGTAGCAGGCATTGGAAAGCAGCAGCAAACATTGAATTTTATTACAACGAAATTCAAAAAGGGTTCGATCAGATGCGTGAGCTGGATCGGCAAACAAATTGGAGCAAGAAACTTCATCAAGATCGTTTCAAATTTGTAGAGAAATATAAAGAGATATTAGACGAATACAAGGAGGACAGCAAATGATACCGAAGTTTAGAGCGTGGGATAAAAAAACAGAAACTATACAAGAGATAGAATCAATATCTTTCAAAGAAAAAAAGCTAGTGATTGATCAAAAATCTGTCACTTGGTTCAACTCGGATTATATTAGAAACTTTGGCGAAGTTGAACTCATGCAATCCACAGGACTGAAAGATAAGAATGGTGTGGAGATATTTGAATGGGATATAGTTCTTGTCAATGTAAGTAATGGTTTTGATCATTTAGTTAATGAAAAAACGGTTGTACAAGAATCCGAGTTTCATTCTGGATTGATTTATAAATCATTAGCTAGTGGGATGGAATATAGAGTATTCAAACACAAAAAGATGGATTATGAATACGAAGTCATCGGAAATATATACGAGAATAGCGAGTTATTGGAGGAACAGCGATGAATAAACAGGAATTGATTAATGAACTAAAGAAAATTTCACTAGAAAAACAGCACAAAGCCCTGACGCATCCAGAAAGCAAAAATTACTATGAGGGCATGGTGATGGCTTATTCTCAAGTCGTTCATATGGTTAATACGGTGTTAAAACTAGACGAACCGCAGAAACCAGTTGTGCCGAAGTTTGTGGCGGAGTGGTTTGAGGAGAATAAGGATGATTTAGAGTTTGAAATTTGGAGCTTGTGTGTAAATTCTTACTGTTCTACTACTGGACAAGAGATGATGAATTGGATTCAACAATCTGAAAACAAACCAATTGAAACCCTTATCCGCATGAAAGAAGGTTACGAGGTCGAGAAAGAGCCGTTGTATGAAGTTATTATTGGTGACTTATATCTTATCAAGAAATTTAATAACAGAAATGATTTCTGTTTTGATACTAGCTGCTCGCTGTGTGCTTGGGAAAAATCTGCTTATCAGCTAACAGAAGCGGAAATCAAAGCAATTGCTGAAAGATACTGGCCATTTGCTGTGCCAGTGGAAGAGGTGGCGGAAGGATGAGCAGACCTCTAATGCTCCATATACCAGACGGAACAAAGGCAATTGCAATTAGCATTGTTGCTGAACAAAAAGATGGCGGTTTGGCGTTGAAAACAAAAGGTATTGATACCAAACAGATTTTAGAAGGCAGAGATGTCGAGATAGAGATCGATGAGGAGGAAGCGGAATGAACGAGGAAATAAAAAAATCTATTCGTTACATTGATAGAGCGTTATCGCAACTCGAACCCTTGCGAATTGAAAGTCATAAAGGAATGAGTGTCTACCCAAATCAGTATGACAAAATGAACGCTGATTTACGTAATGCAAAGCTGGCCTTAATTAACATTAAAAATAACAAAGGCTGCCAGTATTGCAAACACAGCGAACCGTTGAATGATACCAGCAACTCTAACTTTGCAACTGCAATTGAGTGTGAGGAAAATGGATACTACATTGCAACTGAGTATGACGATGGCGATTATGCAGATAATGGCTATTCTGCTTATATCCAATATTGCCCTATGTGCGGTCGAAAATTGGAGGTAGCGGAATGAATGTTCAAGTTTATTTAAAAAGAAATTTGGCCAGGTTTCCTCGAAGCTGGGATACAAATTCCCACCCATCCGAGGCAGAAGAAGAGAGCTATCTAATGTCTGCTAACATGATAGAAATTACAAGAGATGATGCGGATGAGTTTGATAAAAAAAGATCATGGTACTCGGTTTCGAATCCAATGTATACGGCTGTAATAGAAGATTATCATATATCCGACAGATTTATTCTGGTTGATCTAGAAAGACCTAAGAAACGAATTAAACAGTATAGACGTTGCGGGTTTTCAACAAAGAAATGGTGAAAACAAAACAGAGGTGACTCAGAATGAACAACAGACATCGCAGAATAACAAAACTAAGAAAACAGGAACTGAATGTACTAAAGACAAAGTTTGAAAAAGAATACGGAGTTTCTGCAGAAGAAACATATAAAGTGGCAAGTCAGTGTGTTGCTGATGCAAGTGATGCTATTCGTAAGTTTGGAATTTCGATATTAAGTGATGATCGTAAATGGGAGGAAAAAGAATGAAACTAAAAGACGGATTTTACGCTAGTAGTCACGGCATCGGCGGTTTGATGCTAGATATGCCGACAAAGAATCCTAAAAAACGTAAGAAACCAAAATTCAAAGTCGGTGACATGGTTCGCTGCGAAGCAGAAGGGTTCATCTATCCGTTTCGTGGATATGTAGAGCATCTCTATAATCACTCAGCGATCATTCGCATTGAAAACACGATGGAATGCGACAAGTTATTAGCGAAAAGCAAAGAGAATTTAGCAGTGGTGAGATTGGTGGATATGGAGGTTATAAACAATGATTGTAAATGGGAGGAAATGAGATGAAGGAATTAATTTTAAATAAAGAAAATATTCTTGACTTATTAGATTGCGTGAACGCTTGGATTCTGCTGTATGGCTATGAAAACATGCGTCCTGAAATGAAAGAATTAGCTTCTAAATTATCGGAAGCGATTGAAGTTTAGATTTAGCAAAGGAGGATACAGAATGTTAGTAAAAATTATTGTAGGAGTTATCTTTTGGATTATGACTTTGATGCTAGGTTACTTTATCGGAAAAGAAGAAGGTCGTAAAGAAGGCAAATAAAAAAAGCCGGATCGCTCCGACTAACATAATAAAACAGACAAGTTTATTATATCACATAAAGGAGCGGTTTGACTTGATGCAATTGTTACGAGAGGTAGATTTCAAACAGACAAGATGTAATGCGAGAGATGTGCTGAAGAACTTTCGGCGTTTGGAGCGTATGGCAGGTCGCTCTTTGATAGATATTAAGTCGCCGATTATAACGGATATGCCGAAGGCGCCGAAGCACGGCAATAAGGCAGAGGACGCGATCATTCAGATGATGGATATAGAAGCAGAGAGAGATGCGATTCTAGCGGCTTTGATGGCTCTTAGTCTGATTAGTCGTCAGATACTCTACTACAGCTTCTGCGACGTAAATAAGCATTCTAATTATGAAATAGGTCAATTGATACGAGGATACGGAGAGAAGAATGTAGAGAAGTTGAAATCCATCGCATTGATTGAATTTGCTGAAGCATATAAAAAAGGCGTATTAATTCAGTATCGTTGATTTTGTAGGGTTTTTGTAGGGATAGTGTAGGGTTTTTGAGCGGTTTAACGTGATATTATGGTAGTGTCGAAAGATTAGGAAACAGGACTTCGACAAAATAAAATGTAAGGGAGGAAATCTCCCTCATCGTTTAATTAAGCTTCGATAGACAGCAGCGGAAATATTAAGAATAAGGATGTGAATTTTAACTCCTTCTAAATTGTTCTTATTATCTATCATCCGTTGCTGTCTATTGTCATTATGTCACTGTGGCGGAAAGGGTAGACGCTTAAAAATAAGGTCAATACGTCGAGGGATAGCCTTAACGTTTTATGATTTGACCATGCAATGTTCGATTCATTGCCAGTGACTTAAGGAACCTACGGAAACAATTCATCTTATCGGATGCCGATGAATTGGCTGACTAGTCGGGATGCTACTAGCAGTTAGAAGGCATAAAATACTAGCGCAGACGTGCGCCACTCTCAGGTGTAGGTTAGGAGAGAAACATTAGTTGGGGTTATTAGGAATACGATAACCTGCTTGCGACAAAGCTTTGTACTGTCGCGTTGGTCATGAACAGAGACGGTATTCTGTTTCAGTATTCGTTAGCAACCGAGGGATGTGGCAGTGGTGAGGTGCAGGAAGTATCAGACTTGTTTGTGTGTAGGTTGCTATTACATATTAGATCACTCTTTGAGTGGTCTTTTTATTTTGCACAAAGGAGGTAACAACAATGTATAGACCACAATACTTAGAACAGAAGTATGAAGTAATCACTGTTCAAAATGGTAACAGTGAGATAGTACGAAAGTATAGAAGACCAATAAAGAGCGATACATATAAACGAAAGGAAAACAATGAAGTTATTCCATTGTATGGCAAAAGAATAGCTAAGCATTAAATAAGATTGCGAAAGGAGACGGGACATGACTGAGGAATTCTATAGATGGCTATTACAGTTGATAAGAGAAGATCGTTTGGTTAAGTTCTATCAGTCTTCTAAATGGCGCAGGCTTAGAGAGAAAGCGATGAAACGAGATCACTATGAATGCCAAGAGTGTAGAAGACTAGGTAAGTATCATAGAGTAGAGAACGTTCATCATATAAAGGAAGTCAAGGATAGACCTGACTTAGCTTTAGATTTAGATAATCTTATTTGTTTATGTGTTGAACATCATAATGAAGTTCATGGCAGATATCTTACAGCATTAGATAAACAAGAGAAGAAGATAGAAAGCTTTGCTAACTTCGATGCAAGTGAAAGGTGGTAAGTGCATGATCATCAATGATAATGGCAGAGAGTATGATACAGAAAAGATTGAAGAGTATTCATCTTATACTCAGGGATTAATTAAACGTTTGATATACGTTCGCTATGTAGGTATTAGGGATCTGTTATCAGATAACTGTTGTAGTAAATACAAAGTGAATCAAGTAAGAGAAGCGTTGAATAAAGATAATAACGTCGAAAGAATAAAAAATGTTTTTGGATATAGTATTGAAGAGATTAATTATTACATTGACTTCGCTGAAGCTTTCATTCCGATGGTGAGATAACCCCCCCTTAAAATAAATCGCAAATTTTTTGGGGGTGATGAAACGGAGGGGGCTGTCAGGAAAAGAGATTTTTTCGAACTTTATCATGAAAGGAGGGCTAAAATGTTTAAAAACGAATTGTCTCAAAATCGCTACAGAGAAAAATTACGCCGCTCTTTAATAAGCCAATTGGAAAGTCAGAAAACAAATATTGAGCCATTCTTAGATAATGTTGATCGTTATATCAGTTTATGGGAAACGGCGATATCACTGGAAGAAGATATATCCGAGAACGGCATTAGACTGGAGAATGGTAAAAAGAATGAATCAGTAGCGTTGCTTGTTTCTGTCAACAAACAAATGGGATTGATGTTGGATAAACTTGCCATTACTCCTGAATTGGTAGGTGAAGCAAATGAATCAATTCCTGAGTTATAAGCATATTGAAAATTGGTTCAAAGCTATAGAAGAAGGCACTATCAAGGTATGCAAAGAGCAATTATTGCTAAAAAATTATCTAGAAGAAAGAGTCTTTACTAGAGAAGATATTTACTTCGATAAGCAGATGGTAGAGGATTCAATCAATATACCAGCACAATACTTTCCATTCGAATTAATTCCGTGGGAAAAATTTCTACAATGTTTTATTTATGGTGTTCGATGGAAAAAAGATAAAACACTAGTGTTCAATAGATATCTTTCATTAATGGGACGTGGTAATGGTAAAACTGGTTTTGCTTCTTGGAACAACTTCTTTCTACTAACCGCTAAACACGGTATTAAAAATTATGATATTGATATCTATGCCAATAATGAAAGCCAAGCAAAGACTAGTTTTGATGATGTATTTAAAGTAATTAAAGATCATCCTGATTTAGATAAAAAAGTATTTAAAGCTACGAAGGAAGTTATTCAAAATATCGCTACAAACAGCAAACTTCGTTATAACACGGCAAATGCTAGAACAAAAGATGGGAAGCGACCAGGTGCAAACCGCTTTGATGAAATTCACGAAAATGAAGATTATTCAATGATAAATGTGGCTACTTCTGGTGGTGGTAAAATTCGAGATTATAGAGAATTTTATGATACAACTAATGGTCATGTTCGTGGTGGTCCGCTTGATGACATTATAGAAGAATCAAAAATGATTCTTTCTGGAGAACTTGGAATTGACAAGGATGGAGCAGAATTTTCTAGTTTGTTTCCATTTATTTGTCGCTTGGATAACGATAATGAAGTTGATGATCCCGACATGTGGGAAAAAGCTTGTCCAACTATTAATTACAATGCAGATTTAAAACGGAAAATGTTTCAAGAATACTCTCAAATGCAACGTAATGCTGGTTTAAGACTTACGTTCATGACCAAACGAATGAACAGACCTATGGAAGATACACGATTTGCTGTTGCTTCATATGATGATGTTCTGCATACGAAAGAAAAAGAATTTCCTGAAAAAATGGATGAAGTGATAGGAACAGTCGATTTTGCTGATAGACGAGATTTTGCCAGCGTTGGGTTGCTAGGAAAATACGATAAAGATGTTTATTTTACACAACATACTTTTATCCACGAATCAGCCCTTCGATTACAAAACATCAAACGAGAGGTTATAGATATTTCTATAGATCAAGGAAAATCACAGATCGTTCATGGAAAAAATATAGAAGCTGATTATATTGTAGGTTGGTTTCTTGAAATGAGTAATAAATATTATATTAAAAAAATCGCTATGGATATGTACCGTGCAAAAATATTGAAGCCCGCTTTAGAAGAAGCAGGTTTTACTGTGGAAATTGTTCGAAGCGGATCTGTTACACATGGTATGTTAAAAGATCTGGTTGATGACCTTTTTATTAATCAACGTTTATTTTTTGGTGACGATGCGATTATGCGTTGGTATTGCATGAATGTATATGAAGAGCATATTTCTAATGGAAATATACGCTATGAAAAAATAGAACCTGAAACTAGAAAAACGGATGGCTTTTTTTCATTCCTTCATGGTTTGAATTTTTTAGATGATATTTATGATTCTGCTCCTGTAACAGTCACAAATAGCTCAGTAGAAAATACAGGAACTGGATTTACTCCTCTAGTATTCTAACTTGAAAGGAGGTGAGAAAGTGGGGATTTTTCAAAAGGCGGTAGGATACTTCACAAAAAAAGCAACGGTTCCTTTAGAAGAATACTTTTGTAAATTGCAAGTTGATTTTGTGTATCGAAAATTTGCGATTGAAACTTGTATTGATTTGATTGCAAATGCGATGAGTAAAGCGGAATTCAAGTCATATGAAGATGGAAAAAATAAAAAGAATGATCTTTACTATAGGCTGAATGTAGCTCCTAATAAGAAAAATAATGCAACAGAATTTAGAAAAAAACTGATCAGGAGATTAATATTCTACAATGAAGTATTGATCGTTTCTCCGTCTAATAATTCTAGCGAAATATTTATTGCGGATAGTTGGGATGTCACAGAATATGCATTGAAAGATGATGTGTTTTCTCAAGTGCAAATTAACAACATAGTCCTTGATAGAGAATTTCTAGAAAGTGATGTTATCTATATAAAATACGCAGATCAACAAATTAGGCAACTAGTCGATGCGTATTATCAAGCGTATGGGAAACTCATTTCTAGTGCCATGAATGTTTACAAGCGCTCTAACGCTCGTAGATACGTACTGAAAGGGAATTTATTCCGACCGCAAGACAATACAACACAAGATCAAATCAATAAAATGATGACATCACAATTTAAGGCTTTTATGGAAGCTGATAATGCAGGTGCGGTATTTCAATTACAAAATGAGTACACATTAGAAGATTTCAGCGGAAACTTCCAAAGCAATTCAAGAGATATAAAAAACTTAATAGACGACATCTTTGAGATGACAGCAGCAGCGTTTCACGTTCCGAAAAACCTACTAAAGGGAGACATGAGTGGGTTATCGGATCAAGTGGACGCTTTTTTAATGTTCGAAATCATACCGATTGCTGAACTTATTCAGGATGCGTTTAACGCTAGTCTCTATGAAGTAGAAGAATACTTGTCAGGGAATTTTGTACGTGTGGATACAACTATGATCAAGATTACTAGCTTCAAAGATTTGGTTGACGCTATTGATGTAGGCATTAGAAATGGAGTATTTACAATCAACGAAGGAAGAGAACGCGTTGGAAATGATCGCTCTGATAAGGCGATGGCAGATGAAATATTTATAACTAAAAACAATCAACAAGTATCGAAAGGAGGTGAGGCGAATGACGACAATGAAAACATTTCTAGCAGTAAAGAATGAAGGCGCAGTACCGCAAATTTTTATTCAGGGATTTATTGGTTCTAGTTGGTTCTTTGAAGGGAATACTGACAAGGGAATCAAAAATATTTTGGATAGTCTAGGTGATCAAGAAGAAATTGAAGTAGTAATTAATTCAAACGGTGGAGACGTATTTCAAGGGATTGCTATTGGGAACTTACTTAAGTCAAATAAAGCAAAAGTTAACGTTGTGATTAACGGCTTAGCCGCTAGTGCTGCTTCAATTATCGCAATGGCTGGCGATACTATAAAAATCTACAACAATGCACAATTGATGATTCACCGCGCTTCCACATACGGAGAAGGAAATGTCGATGACTTCCGTACGATTGCTGACCAACTGGAATCAATTGATAAATCGGTAAAGGCTTCATATAAAACACGATTCAATGGCACAGATGAAGCATTGCAAGAACTTCTTGAAAAAGAATCGTTTATGGATGCAGAAACAGCTTTGAGTTATGGATTGGTCGATGAAATTATCGATGCAGAAAATAGCTCAGGTACTGAAGCTAAAAAAGAACAAAGCGTTGAAGAAATTTTGAATGACGTTAAAGAAAAAAGAGCAGAAAAAATTGCTGCATTTACAGCAGCATTAAATAAAACATTTGGACAAGGAGATGTAAAATAATGACAGTTAAAAATTTAAAAGGTGTAACAGCTGCAAGCGACCAATTGATGAAAGCTTTTAAAGATGGTAACGAAGAATCTTTTAGCGCAGCTATGGTAAGCTTATCTAAGGAAATTCAGGATAAAATTTTAGAAGAAGCAACAGCAAAAAATCAAGATCAATTAGTATTAATGAACCGTGGTCAGCGTGTATTAACTACACAAGAAACAAAATTCTATAACGAAGTAGTGAAAAACGAAGGTTTTGCAGGGGTCGAAGAATTAGTGCCAGCTACTGTATTTGAACGTGTATTTGAAGATTTAGAACAATCTCATCCACTATTGCAAAAAATTACTTTTGTTAACACAACTGGTGTAACAGAATGGATTGTGTCACGTGGAGTCAATCCAGCATGGTGGGGTAAACTTTGCGAAGCTGTTAAAAAAGTTTTAGATAATGGCTTTGATGTAATTAACATGAAGCAGTTCAAGCTATCAGGTTATATTCCTGTATGTAAGGCAATGCTTGATTTAGGTCCAGTATGGTTAGATCGTTATGTCCGTACTGTTTTAGTAGAATCATTGAGAATTGCATTAGAACAAGCAATTGTTGATGGTACTGGTAAAGATATGCCAGTCGGAATGATGCGTGACATGAGCAAACAAACTAGCGGAGAATATGCTGAAAAAAAAGCAGAACCTATTACAGCTTTAGATGCTGTAACTATGGGCGGTTTGATGGCGCGACTATCAAAATTCAATATCGAAGGTGTGAATGATCCGATTTATCGTAATGTGAATCCTTCTGATGTGGTCCTAATTGTGAATCCAACTGATTACTGGTCTAAAGTATTCCCAGCTAAGACTGTACTAACTGCTAATGGAGAATACGTACAAGTATTGCCAGTACCAGTTTCAGATTTGCAGTCAACGGCTGTGCCAGAAGGAAAAGCAGTTATTGGGGTAGCCTCAGATTACTTCATGGGTGTAGGATCTACACTAAAAATTGAAGCTTCAGATGAATACCATTTTGTTGAAGACGAACGCATTTATCTAGCTAAACAATATGCAAACGGTCAACCTAAACGTAACGATAGTTTCATTGTATTAGATATTAGCGCTTTGGGAACTACTACTACAACTACAAAACCAACAACCACAACAACTACAACACAAGCGTAGGTGATCAGAATGAAGTATATTCTTTGTCAGCCGGCAATCAATCGGTTTAAATGGGAGCTTGAAGTTTGTTTAACTAATCTGAAGAAACTAGGAATCAAAGATATCGTATTGCTTTTCAGCAGACACGATGATCAGATTCCTATTTTTTTTGAGAAGGAATATGGTGTTGAAGTTCATGTGTACGATGATCTGCGGGACGACAAAGAGTATATTCCTTCGATTAAACCATATTTATGGTGGAAATATTTAGAAGAAGATCATTCGCGTGAGGACGACCGATATTTCTATATCGATTCGGATGTCATTTTCAATAAAAGAATTAATTTGCGCAAATTGCCTTCTAAAGATGATGTTTGGTATTGTAGCGACTGCTGTAGTTATCTAAGTCTTGATTATATTAGAAGCTGTGAAAACGGAGAAAATATTCTAAAAGATATGGCAAACATTGTAAATGTTACAGTAGAATCTTTGGAAACTATAAACACTAATTCAGGAGGCGCACAGTGGGTTATTAACCGTCCTAAAGCGAATTATTGGAAAAAGGTTTATCTGGATTCTAATCGGCTATATCGCTACCTTAGAGGGCAAAAAACAAATATACAAATCTGGACAGCCGAGATGTGGGCACAGCTTTGGAACATGATGTATTTCAATATTGGTCCTAAAGTTCACGAGGAATTAGACTTTTGTTTTGCTACTGATCCAATAGAAAAAGTTAAAGAAGTAAAAATCTTACACAATGCTGGAGTAACAACAAACGATGAAGATTTATTTTTCAAAGGGAGATACGTGACTTCTACGCCTTTTGATGAAGATTTATCATTTGTAAACAAGAAAAAATGCTCTTACGCATATGTTAAAGCAATTAAGGCGGTGGTTAGATGACGCCTGAACAAGTGACTGAAGAATTGCTAATAGCTGTGAAGGATAATATTTACGTTACCTGGAACGAAGAAGATGAGTCAATTAAAAAGATGATAGCTAAAAATGCTGTTTATCTTCAAAGTAAAGTGAGTACAACACTTTCTTTTTCTCCTGAAAGCTTAGAATACGGATTGCTAATCGAAAGATGTAGATACGACTGGAATCGTGCTTTAGATGAGTTTGAACAAAATTTCGCTAGTGAGTTATTAGGTTTCATTCAACATTATGCGCTACAAGAATATATTGCAGGTGATGTGAATGGCGAATAATCGTAGACTCGAAGAAACATTCAACGATGGTTGGTTAAAGATTTTGACGCAAACTACCAAAAGAAATGAACTAGGAAAAAAGATTGGTGTAGAAGATACAGAAATCACTTCTTTAAAATTTAGAAATCTTTCCATGAGAGATAGTGATATAACAGCTATGGATGCGATGGGATCGAAATTAACTAAGAAAGTAAAGACTCCATTTCATCCAATCGCCAAGAAATTTAATAAAGATCAATATTTTATCGTAATCGATAGTATGCGTTACAACGTTATCTATGCCGATTACGATAATTTTTATATCTATTTTTATCTTGAAAGTGTGGGTGAATATGGTGATTGATAATTCTAAAGAAAAAGAACGTTTAAATAAGCAAATTTCTGCTATCAAAACTTCCTTAGAAGAGCATTTTGGCCTCAAACTCTTTCAAGACTCCGTAGGCGAGGATGAGCTACCTGATGATTTTAATTACTTCATTCTCGAAACAGGAGAAATAGAAATGATCACTGAGCCAAAATATAGCGTGGGTCAAAATCTATATCTAACTTTCTATTCAGAAAATAGAGAAGATTTAACAGGAGACTCACTAGATATTATTTCATTGATTCAAAATCGTTCGATTCGTTTTCAGAGAATGGATCCCAATCATTTAAAACTAGAGAACCAAGATCGCTATATCGATCAATTGGTATTTACGTTTAGACGATTATTGAAGAGTGATTGTCATGGCTAAAAATAGTTGGGAGCTAAAAATAAATGGACATGATGAACTTCTTGTGCGGATGGAACGCTATTCAAGCGAGAGCGAACGACTGATTAACGAAGCATTGAAATCAAAAGGTTCGGCTATTGCAGTGGATAGGATTACAGAAAAAATTCCTGTTTCTGAAGCAGATTTAAGAAGAGGGCACCAACACGCAAAAAATAGTCGTCCACTTAAGACTCAATACATTAATTTGGGTTTCATCATTAGACCTACAAGAAAATTTGAGTATTTAAAATATCCTGATTTGGGGATAGGTACTTCTAAAAGAAATCAGCCGGACGAATTTATGAGAAGAGGATTAGGTCTTGCACTTGATCCAATTACAGAACTTCTGATTCGTCAATTCGATAAATTAAATAAATAGGGGGAACAACAATGGCTAAAACAAAAACTGTAGTAACAACGTTCGATAACATAAGTATCAAACGAATTGCTTTTAATTTTAAGAACGCAGGAAATGCAATCGCAACGAATTGTAACGGACAATTAGATGGCGAAACAGAAATGCAAACGGTGGTTAAAAAATGTGGAGCGGCAGAAGTAAAATCAAAATCTAAACCAATCAATATGACGGTAACAATTACTGCACATGTACCGATGGAAGTTTATCGACGTTTCAATGGGTTGAAACAAGATGGACGTATTAAACCAGGCATTTACTCTTACGGTCCTGATTCCGTAAGCGAAGATTTCTCACTTGCTGCAGAGATCGTGGATGACTTCGAAGAAAATAGAAAGTTAGTTGGTATGTTAGCATGCACTTCGAATACAGGATTAACATTCTCTATTGAAAATGGTGCGGATGAAGTAGCTGCGTTAGAACTAGAAGCAAAAGTTATGCAAGATGAATTTGGTAAATTTTATCATGAAGCAATTGTTGCAGAACTTGAAGAAGACTTAACAGATCAATGGATGACGAATCTATCTGCTGATGTGATTAAAAAACTTCAGTTGTGACAACTACGGCCACTCAATCACAGTAAAAAAAACGGAGGTAGCGAAATGAACGAAGATTACTCAAAAATTGAACTAAACGATGGAACAATTTTGAATTTAGAACCTAAACTGAATATCAAGAAATTATTGATGATCAATAGAGATTTTAACACAGACGAGTTTGCAAAAATGTTCGATGGGAAAAGGCTCTATGGATATTACAGTTATTCAAGGTGCAAAAGCCGTATATGTAGCTTATCGTCAAGCGAACATGGTCGATTACATTTCATTCGATGAATTTATAGATAAATGGGATTTTGATATGGAGGTTGCAGTAGCTGTATACAGTACTATGATGTTCAAACAAGCACGTGATGCCTATCAAAAAGAATTCGAAAAAGCAAATAAGGAAAAAAAGCTTCAAAAGTAAAAATGCCAAAGCTCTTAGTTGAAACGTGGGTCGATGTCTATTCGATGTTGACCGACGTTTTTTCTATGCCTTCAGATTTGGTTTTAAGCGATATCTGTTTAGATGACATTTTGCAAATGGCTTACAACAAGAGCGCTTATGAAGGATGGAAGAACTATGCAATAAATCAATCCCAGAAAAACTAAAGGAAAGGAGGTAAAAAATGGCTAAAAAGAGAACGGAAGCAGAAGTAACTTTCATAGCTAACGATGACGGATTGAAATCTACGTTAAAAGAAATCAGTGCTGAATTAACTAAAAATAGAGCAGAATTAAAACTAGAACAAGCTCAATTACAACAGACTGGTTCTGAATCAGACAAGTTAGGAAGTAAATTATCTTCTTTAGAAAAGCAGTATGAATTACAAAGTCAAAAAGTTGAAGTAACTAGTCAACGTTTAGCCAATGCCAAAAAATATTATGGAGAAAATTCCACCGAAGTTCAGAAACTTGAAAGAGAACTGATTAATCAACAAACAGCTCAGCAAAGGTTATCTAATGATATAGATAAAACGAGTAAGGCATTGGCTCAATCTAAAGGTGAATTTAAAACGTATGAGTCAACTATGAAAGACTTAGATAATGAGCAACAACATCTAAAGTCAAGCGCATCATTAGTAGAATCCGAATATAAAAAATGGCAAGCAACTGCTGGCCAGTCTGCTACAGAATCTGAAAAATTAGCAAAAGCACAAGAATATGTCGGCAAACAGAGTGATATTGCTGAACAAAAAATCGAAGTGCTAAAAAAACAATTAGATGCCACACAAAAAGAATTTGGAGAAACATCTACCGAAGCTTTAGAAATGAAAACTAAGCTTAATGATGCGGAAAGAGAATTCGAAGAATTAAGTAATGCTGCTAAAAACGTTGATACCTCCACAGTAGATGATATCGGCAAAAAACTTGATATGGGTAATTTAATGGAAGCTACTGATCACTTGTCAGTGATCGGAGATAAGCTTATTGATGTAGGTAGTAAGTCTATTGAAGCAGCTGGAAAAGCACAAGCTATGCAGGCCCAATTTAAACAAGTCTTTGGCTCTTTAGAAGGGGAAGCACAGGACGCCGTTGAGGGAATGGCTGAAGAATTTGGAATGTTACCAAATACGATCAAGCCTGTTTTTACACAATATACGTCAATGTTTAAAGGACTTGGATATGATACCAAAGAAGCTATGGAGTTAGCTGGTGATAGTACTCAGTTAGCAGCAGATGCAGCAGCTTTTTACGATAAGTCTATGGATGATGCTAGTGAATCTCTTAATTCATTTATAAAAGGGAACTACGAAGGTGGGGAGCAAATAGGTTTATTTGCTAATGATACTCAAATGGCAGCTTATGCTGTTAAGCATAATTTGATACCAGCGACTGAAGGAGCAAAAAAAGCCAGTGAAGAGTCATTGTTAGCTGTTGAAAAAGCACAATCTAAGTATGCTGATGCTATTAAGAAACATGGTGAAGGATCTTTAGAAGCAAGAGAGGCTGCTTTAAAACTTAAAGATGCGCAAGATAAAATAAATGAAGAATTAGGCCCACAAACGCAAAAATGGTCTGATTTAGATGAGGCTACCAAGCAAGCAGTTCGAGTTCAATATGCTGAAGATATGCAAAAATTAGCCGGTGCTACAGGTCAGGCTAGTAGGGAGTCTGATGGTTTAGAAAACCAAATGACAAGAGCAAAGCAAGCGTTAGAAGATTTTTATGCCTCATTGGGTGAAGATATACTGCCTGTGTTTATCAAAGGGTTGCAAGCAGGAGCGAAAGCTTTGCAAGGATTAGCCGAATGGTGGAGTAAACTTGATGGGCCAATGAAAAATTTCATTTTAGCTCTTGGAGGAATTCTAGCATTATTAAGCACATTAGCTCCTGTTATAACCGCAGTTGTTACGATAGTTGGCACATTTGGTTCTACAGTTTTGCTGCCAATAATAGGAATTATAGCGGGCGTTGCAGCTGTAATAGCGATTGTAATTACAGCGTTTCAAAACTGGGGCGCAATCACTGACTGGTTTAGTGATTTATGGAAAAAATTTACCGATTGGTTAGGTGATACCTGGGAAAGTATAAAAGAAAGTGCCTCATCAGTTTGGGATGGAGTCAAAGAAACCTGGTCTGGATTTGTAGATTGGGTTCAAGAAATTTGGCAAGGAGTTTCTGATTGGTTTGGAGAGTTATGGAGCGGATTAGTTGAAGGAGCTTCCAACATCTGGCAAGGAGTCCAAGAGACTTGGCAAGCATTCGTTGATTGGGTTTCAAATATTTGGAACGGAGTCAAAGAAGTATGGTCGATTATTTGGGCAGACATTGTAGGAATTGTTCAAATACCATGGACATTAATAACGTCATTGATTCAAGCTGGTATTAATATTATCGTGGGTATCTTTGATGTAGCTGGACAGTTATTAGGCGCAGCTTGGCAAGCTGTTTGGACACCTATTTCTGATTTCCTTAAAAATACTTGGGATACTATGACACAATGGATAAGCATCGCTTGGAATGGAATTGTAACTACATTCCATACTATATTTGATCCAGTAGTGGCATGGTGGAATGGTATATGGACATTATTAGTACTACGGCTTCAAATATTTGGAATTCAATTAGTGCAACAGCTTCTAGTATTTGGAACAGTATCAAGAATACAATCACTAGCTTGGTACAAGCAGCTGCTACAGTAATTCAAAATATTTGGTCAACTGTATCTAGTTGGTTAGGTGGAATTTGGAATTCAATCAGCTCTACAGCATCAAATATCTGGAATAGTGTGACTAGTAGTATAAGCAATGCTATAAACGCAGCTAAAAGTGACCATTCAAGTGTTTGGAATAGTATAGTCTTTCGTGGATCAGCGGAATTTGGAACGGTATCAAAAACACTGCTTTGAATCTTTGGAATGGAATTACAAGCACTATTAGCTCTAAAGTAAACGATGGAAAAAATGCAATTTCAAGCGGTTGGTCCAATCTAACAGGTATTGTTTCCGACATATTCAATAATGTTAAAAGTACAATTGCTAACATTTGGGAAGGTATCAAAAAGACTGTTAGCGCTCCAATTGATTGGATCAGAGATAAAATCAGTAGTATCTTTGATAATTTGAATATTTCTATACCACATATTCCGTTACCACATTTTAAATTGAGCGGAGAATTCAATCCATTGAAGGGGAAAATCCCAACGTTGGGTGTTGATTGGTATGCGAAAGGTAGTGTGTTTAATTCTCCGAATATTATCGGTGTCGGCGAAGCAGGACCTGAAGCAGTTTTACCTTTGAAAAGATCTGTGCTGCAAGAAATTGGTGATCGTATCTTGAGTAGCACATCAGTTTCATCTAGGGCACAAACGATTCAACCTGTGAATAACTACGAATTCAATTTCACAATTGATGGTAACGCAGATGAGGTTACTATGAAGCAAACAACTCAACAAATCATTGATAGCATTACAAAAGTTCAAAATGATAATGCTTCGGCATGGCGTTAAACAGGAGAGTATTTCTCCTGTTTTTTTAGTATTAAAAAGGATGTGAAAAAATGACTGATTGTATACATTCTATAATCGATGGATTTCCTGATTATTTGCATAAATTGGCTTTAGCTGAAAGACCAACCATACCTTCTCCAAAAAGACAGAGAGTTGAAACTTCTGTTTTAGGAAGGTTAGGTGGCTTAGTACAAGATTACTCGTTTGAAGACATGTCGTTTACATTGCACTATAACTATTTAGAGGATGTGGAAGACCATCAAGCGTTCAAGCAATCGTTTTATATCATGCGTCATTGGTTAAATTATGCAAAGAAATTAGAATTCTCTGATGATCCCAACGTCTATTATGTTATCCAGACTATCGATATTGGGGATGCAGAAAACGATATTGTTGAATGGGGAGAGTTCGATGTAAATATTACTGCGAAACCATTCGCAAGAGTTCAAGAAGATGTACCTATAACCGTAGATAAACCACAGTCATTTAACTTGCTGAATAATAGTTTAGAAGAAAGTTTTCCAAAGATTATCATCACTCCTTCAGCTACTTCATGCCAGTTCATCTTAAATGATTATGTGTTTAGTTTTGAAGGCTTAGTAGTAGGAACTGACGTAGTCATTGATAGTGATTTGATGCTTTGCTACGAAGAGCAATCGGACGGAGATATTTTAGATCGGTCCAACAAAATGAAGACCATGCAATATCCGACATTGCAAGTGGATATTAATTATTTTAATTGTACTGGTTTGAGCAAAATACAAATTTATCGTAATGGGTTAAGGTAGGTGAAATAGATGATCGATAATTTAATAACTATTTACGATAAAAACGACGCGAATAATTTAGCTGAACATTTATATGATACGCAAGGTTTAGGCGCTTTGTCAGACTGGTTAACAGCTACTGTTAGCAATAAATTAAACGGAGCCGAGATATTTCAGGGTACTTATCCAATAAGCGGAACTAATGCAGATTTGATTGTAGAAGGACGTATTATTCAGTGTTATGTAGATGAAAATCGAGCAAAACAGCGTCTACGGATTTATTATGCAAAGACTTCTGTAATAGGCAATACGATAGAAGTAAAAGCTGAACCTATTTTCAATGATATAAGAAAATCGGTGTTGAATAAATATGACAGTGGAACAGAAAAGATCACTGCTAGTCAGGCATGGCAAAACGCAAAAACTTTAGCGAAACCAGTTATTCCTTCACAGTTTTCTTTCTCGTCATTAGTAGATACGCTTGCTAATGTGAAGATAGAAAAGGCGAATTTTTTAGAATTCTTTGGTGGAAAAGAGGGATCTATTCTAGATCGATTTCATGGGGAATTTCTAAAAGATAATAACACATTACGTCATGAAAAAAGGCTAGGCACGGATCATAAAATCAAAGCGATTTATACTAAAAACTTAACTGGTCTTGACTTAGAGATTGATGCTCAAAGTGTTTTAGTTGGAGTTTATCCATTCATTAGCAGCTCTTCAGAAGGAGAAGACGAGATCACTCTACCAGAAGAAGTTATTTTCACGGATTACGTGGATGATTATCCTGCTGGATATGTTTCTTTTGTTGATTTTAAAGACAAAGCGACTGATGTAGCCACATTAAGGGAAGCTGCTAAAGACTGGTTGAAAACAAACATAGATAAACAAAAACCACAAGTGAGTGGTTCGATTGAATTAGTACCATTGAGGCATCAAAGAGGCTATGAAAAATTTGTTGATCTAGAAAAAGTTTCGATGGGTGACGGAGTAGATGTGTATCATCCACAGTTAAAAGTGAATATGTCAGCGAGAATTGTGGAATATACGTTTAATGTTCTAACCAATTCATACGATAAATTAGTTGTAGGAAACGTCAAAACAAACTTCTTAGAAAACACAGAGAATAATGTCAGCAATTTGATTAATGATGCCATTGATCAATTGAAAAACGGTGGCGAAATCAGTGATTTACTCAATGATATTGTAGATCATCAAACTGATATGATTACTGGTCAAAATGGTGGTTATGTTTTATTAGATCCTAAAGAAGCGCCTAGTCGTATTTTGATTATGGACACACCAGATAAGAATACCGCAAGGAATGTTTTACAAATCAACAATGCTGGTATTGGTTTTTCTAAAACTGGCATTAATGGAACATATGAAACGGCATGGACGTTAGATGGCGGATTCAATGCCTCGTTTATTACGGCTGGTGAAATAGTAGGAATTACTATTAGAGGTACTACATTAATTAGTGATGGTGCTGATTATAGAACAAGTATTGCTAATGGCAAAATGACTTGGTACTCAAAAAAAGTTAACAAAGATATTATGGAGCTAGAAGCACGTGATTATGTAAGTGCTGATGCCGGTATTGTATCATACACCATGAAAACTGGTGGTGGTTTCATGATTAGAAATCCACAGGGTAACTTGGTTTTTAGTACGTGGGATAATGGTAATAACAGACCGTTTCTATCTTTTGGTGCGCCCAATTTCAGGTATAGCAATGCTAGTTATGTAACTTCTGGCGACGGTAGTTCTTTAAGCATTAATGGTAGTGCGGGTAACTCATGGGAATTTAAGGTAGCTGGTAGGACTATGAAATTTACTAGTGATGGTATGCTAACGTTACCAGGTTGTTTTTTTGGTTCATGGGAAGATGGGAAACTTGCTAGGTTTGAACAATCAACGGTACAAGTATATAAAGATTTTACTGTTAGAGGTACTAAAAACTCAACTGTACCAACAGAACATTATGGACAACGACTATTGAACGCTTATGAAACTCCAGAATATTATTTCGCTGATTATGGGGAAGCCGTTACAGGTGATGATGGTAAAGTTCGTGTTGATATTGACCCCATGTTTGCTGAGACAGTAAATCTAAGTCGGTATATGACACATGTGACACCTACAGAACTAGTTTTGTGTGCTGTTACTCATGAAGATGTTGACCATTTCATCATTGAAACTAGTAAGCCAAACGTATTGGTTAGATGGAATTTAGTGGCACATCGACTAGGGTATGAAGATGTTAGATTAAAAGAGGATACAGCATATGATAGCACAGTGCTTGACCAAAAACGTTTTTAAAACGAAGACAAGGAGGTATATAAATGGCTAGCAGTTTATATAATTTGGCTTTAGATTTCAGCAAAGAATTAAACTACACCAAAGCTATTATGGCTCGTCAAGGTGATAAAGGGATCACGGTGACTGTTAAACCGTTTTTAAATGGCTTGCAGATGGATACGAGCGGCGGAACATTTACTTTAAAAGGAACTACGCCATCTAACCGTTACGTAGATAGTGTCGCTACTAGTGTAACTAGTGAAGAAGTCACATTTTCTCTTGATGGCACATTTATGAGTGAAGCAGGGTATTATAAACACTGCTATGTAGAATATAGAAAAGACGATCAAATTTTAACGACGCAAGATATCATTTTTTTCTCACTAGGAGTGTCTGACATTTCGCAAGGCCAAGCCGATGAATATGTTTCGCAATTAGAAGAATTGATTCGAAAGTATAACGAAACTTTTGATGCTTTTCTGGCTGAAATTAAAGGTAGAATGGATAGCTTAAATAAACAGATTACTGATTTAACTGGTCAAGCTAAAACACTACAAGACAAGTTAGATGCTCTGAAAGAAGAAATTTCTAAATTAGGTAACTTACATGTGATGTACTCCAACAGCATCGAATTCGGGGGCTATGATTATTCGGGGAATCCGAATTTAATGTCCAAACTAAAATCGAGCGATTTTAACATTGGTTACCACGGGTCACTAACTTTGGATAACGAAAAGTTACATTTTACTTCTGATGGTACAGGGAGCATTAGTATGTTTACGCGTATTAATACACCTCAGCTTGCTAGTGGAAAAACCTATACCCTGAGTGCGAAAGTTCGATTTGATGAAGGAACTACAGGAGCTATTGATAAATTACGTTTAGTGTATCGTACATCACCAGGAGAAAAGATATTATTGGAAGCAAATAGTACAAATATTACAACAGATGATGTAGGGAAAGAAATAACAATTAAAGGAACAGCTAACGTTAATTATCAAGTCACAAATTTAGATCGATTTTATATGAGTATTAGCTTTGCTAACTGGGATAAAATAAATGGCGGATTTAAGTTGTACGACATCAAAATCGAAGAAGGCTCTACAGCCACACCATATCAACCTAACTTACTTGATGCACCGTATTATTTGAGTAAAGTACCGTTAGGTAAGAATATTGCTAATAAAGATATTCAGTTCCCAATCAAATCCAGTGAATATCTTTTGTATAAAGCTAACATGGAAGAAGAATATGTAATAGGTCAAACATACACAGTTACAATCAAAGGAACAAAACCCGCAAGTCAAACATTTGTAGCGTATAATGATGAGACTATTTCTTTTGGAACCCTAAAGCCAGTTGAGGGATTGGTAGGCGTATGGTCTCTAACGTTTACACCAACGAATCTTGAGCCAAAATTACCTAGAGACCTTCGTATTTATCAGTATCCAGAGTCAACAGCAGGCGCATGTCAAATTGACTGGCTCAAGATTGAAAAAGGCGACACCCGAACCCCTAATATTAGTCAGTTTAAATACCGAGGAATCGGTATGCGAGACTCAAATAATCCAAAAGACTATGTCTGGGATCTAGCACCAGAATATGTCGAAGACAATCTTGCTACAGATATTAAAATTTCTGAAATTACTGGTAAAGCAAACAATTATACCGATGGGAAAGTATCGGAGATTAATTCGCAGTTGACTGCTTCAATTAATGAAGTAGACACCACAGCTAAGGATGCTCAAACAAAAGCGAATGCTAATGCGACTGCTATAGATGAATTAGACAATAAGATCGATGAACGCATTAATGATACAGCTACTACCACATTAACAGTTACAAACGGGAATACCGGATCAGCAAAGCTTTATCGTGAAGGAAAAACAGTTTCTATATATTTTGTGGCTTTAAACGGAAAAAGCAGTGGTGGAAATGATTCAACGATACTAACAATTCCAGAAGGCTATCGGCCACCAATTAGTTTTGAGCAACTGGTTGGCTCGATAGACCGTTCTACTTTGAACAGTGCTCAGTTATCTATTGGTGCAGATGGAGCCATTAAATGGCGAAGAAACTCAAGTTATGGATCGGATTATACCTTTGTTATCACTTATTCAATTTAAGGGAGGAAATCTAATGAAAGTAGTTTACAAATCAATCAAGCCTTACGGATTCGAGCAAATCATTTTGAACAATCAAGAAAATATCCCTGAAAACTGTACAGAGATTAAACCACCAGTTCCTAACTGGAGACCAAGATTTGATTTTGATAAAAAACAGTGGGTTGAGTTAGCTACTGAAGAAGAGAAAAAAGGGAATGCTGTTGATAGCGTAGATGAATTGGCTAATATTAAGGCATTATACGAAACGCTGAAGGCAGAAAATGATGAATTGAAACAGCTAAATTCTAAAGCAATGCTAAACAATGTAGCAATCAAGCAAGAAAATGTCTTATTGAAAGAAAAGTCAGAAAGTTTAGCGCAGTTGAATTCAAAAACGATGCTTGCTTCTGTACAAAATACCAAGGAAATCGAAGAAATCAAAAAACAATTACAAGGTGGGAAGTAACATGTATTCATATGAAGATATCAAACTAATGTATGACTGGGGCTGTTTCACTAACGAACAAGTAATGGTTTTCGTTCCATTATGCATTACAGACGAAGAAGCAGATAAAATCATTAATAAAGATAAGAGCGCATCTTAATTGATGCGTTTTTATTTAAGGTAAAGGAGTTGTCACATGATTAATTTAGGGGAATGGGGAATGATAGCAGGATCAATAACCGCTATCGTTTCTTTGATTTTATTAGTAATTAGACCGATTGCTGCATCTTTCTCGAAAATTACTGAGACTCTTTCAAAAGTAAGCCACAATTTAGATTTGCTGACTAAAGATTTAGAATCGAGCAAATCAGATCGATTGATGATTCATGAAGAACTAAAGAAACACGATGAAAGATTAGATACACATACAGAAAAATTGGTGGAACACACGCAACAAATCAAAACTTTGTTTAGGGAGAGAAGAAAATGAATAATAAAACGTTCGAAGTACTAAAATGGTTCGCACTGGTAATTATTCCCGCACTAGCTACTTTCGTGGGGTTAGTTGGTAAAGCGCTCAATTGGCAGTACACAGATATCTGTGTTGTCATCATTACTGGTTTTGGCGCGTTTTTAGGGAGTGTGTTGGGTGTATCAAATCGAACCTACAAAATGTTCTCGGCTGAAAGCGAAGAAGGAGGAAACAAATGAAAAAGAAAATTACTATTACTGCGATGAGCCTGTTAACGGCTCTTTTTTTATTGCCAATTAACGGATTTGCCTATACTATCAACAATGAATTTAATTTGGGCGCAAATGAAGGTAGCTCACAAGTAGCAAATAATCAGTATATTTTACTGCATGAAACGGCTAATGAAACAGCAACAGGACGCAATGAAGCGCAGTATATGCAACGTTCATGGACTAGCGCTTATACTGCTTATATTGTGGGAGACGGCGGAATTGTTTATCAAGTCGGTCAACCTGGTTATGTACAGTACGGTGCTGGTTCGTATGCTAATGCCAACAGTCCTGTGCAGATTGAGTTACAACACACACATGATAAAGCAACGTTTGAGAAAAACTACAAGGCATACGTTGAATTGGCTAGAGATTCAGCAATGAAATATGGTATTCCATTAACGTTGGACACTCCTTATAACCAACCGGGAATCAAATCGCATTTATGGGTAACACAAAACATCTGGGGCGATCATACAGATCCTTACGGTTATCTTTCTGAAATGGGCGTAAGTAAAGAAAAATTAGCATATGATTTAGCTCATGGATTTACCGATGAAAATCCAACAACTTCTGAAAACAAGCCTGTCATTGATCCAACACGAGCTGGTGCAGCTAATCCTACACTGACAGATGGAACGAATTACGCCCACATTGATCAGTTTGGAGAAATCGAAAATGCAAATTTGCATGTAGCTGGATGGCACATTGCTAATTATAAATACGAGTATATCTTCATTATGGATTACAATACTGGGAAAGAATTAGCTCGAGTAAGAGCTGATGGAATTTATAGATCAGATGTAAATCAAGCTTATAATACTTCTGGAAATGTTGGCTATCATGTATCTTTTAACATGCGTAACTTCCCTAATAAGAAAGTCTATGTCATGATGCGGGCAACGAATGATCCAGAGGGAAACACTAAAGGCGGTGCGCAAGATTTCCATGACAAACGTTGGTATTTAAATATTCCTAAACGATAAAAATAGCTCCTCGTTGAGGAGCATTACATAACTATATTGACAACTATAAAAATCATTCGATAAAATAGTGATGTTATCGCATATCTTCACTATCACCCATAATAGTCACACTCCAAGCTATGCGATAACAGGTTTGTTGCCACACATTCTACTGGTTGATTGTTTATGGCTTTATGTGGCAACAACCAGTACCCTTAGCTCAGTTGGTCAGAGCAGACGGCTCATAACCGTCCGGTCGTAGGTTCGAGTCCTACAGGGTACATAAGAAATGTTCAATATAAAGGTCTAACAAGGAGGATATTGGTTTGAGCTTAAAAGATGATAAACCTATACTTAGATTTAATGAACAACTAGAAAAGCTAAATGATTTAGGAATCTATGTAGCAGATAATGAAATTCATGAAGCAAAAAACATTTTGAGTAATCACAATTATTTTTTCAAGCTATTAGCTTATAGAAAAAATTATGATAAAAATGAGCAAAAAAAAATATAATATTTCTTTTTTAAGTATAGTAGATTTGGCTAAACTAGATATGCAACTTCGTTATGTGTTGTTACCTTATTGTTTGGATATTGAACACTCTTTAAAAACATATCTTATGAGATTAATTACTAATCGAAAAAATAAGAACGGTGAATATGCAGAAAATGGTTATGAAATTGTAAAAAGTGTTTTAGCAGATGAAGATACTCCAAAAGATTTGAAAGATCAAATATTTAATGGAGTGAGATATAGAGATTCTGACGGTAATCTTGCTTTTCAAGAAGGATTTGAAAAATATTATAATGAACCTCCTATCTGGGTAGTTCTAGATTTAGCTTCTATTAGTAAAATTAAGTTTTTTGTAAATTATTTGGCAAATAAACAGCCTAATAATAATAATCTAAAAATGATTAAGAACAATATAGGATACGTATCGTACATTAGAAATTCTTGTGCTCATAATAAACCTATATTATTGAATTTACAGCGGAAAAGCATAATAAAAAATTCTGTATATGCTAATGCTAGACGGATTGGTATTACACATGATGAGATTACAAATTTGAATGTTGCAAGGATATTTGCTTTGTTTGAACTACATAGAATTATGTGTTCAGAAGGGATGCGTTCACACAGAAATAAAGATTTTTCTAACTATTTAGAAAGAGTAAATAAAACTTTAGAACTACATGAACAAAATATGCACATTAAGAATTTTTTTAATTCATTAACAAAAATTCTTGACGAATTCTGTGTTGAATGA